TACAGTCTGCTGAAACACTTGTTAGACTATTTGATGATAATGTGGACATCAGTGATGTTGAATCATTTGTTAATGAATATGACAGCGTGTTAAAGACAGCAGTAGTAAGCCATTTTGATCTTCTATTAGAAGAAGATGGCGATGAAGATGACTGGGAATGTTAACGCATGAGTACCTGGTATAACAAGATAGTAGAAGATCTTAGTGTTATCGTTGATTGCATTGAGTACTTTGAAAATGAGCTTGACGAAGCCAGGTACGAGTGCGGGATCAAGGGCAGCCTGGAAAAAGCCAGTGCTGCCCTCCCGGGTATTACTGAAAGGCGATTTAATCAACTTCAAGAAATTGAAGCAATTCTAGAACATCTAAATATTGAATTACGCAAAGAGCGCAGTAAGGTATTTAGAAAATATTTAGAAAGTTATAATCGCCAATTGAGCAGCAGAGATGCTGAAAAGTTTGTGGACGGTGAGGAGAGTGTGATTACTCTCACTCACCTGACCAACCAATTCAGTCTGATGCGTAATAAGTTTTTGGGTATTATGAAAGGCCTAGATACCAAGCAATGGCAAATTGGTCACATCACAAGATTGCGTACCGCGGGCATGGAAGATATTGTAATTAGTTAATGTTTAGTTAAGGTTGTAACCTATACAATAATACTAAATAAAATAGTAGGAGATTACTATGTACAAATATATTTTAGCAGCAGTTCTTTCATTTGCAGTAACAACACCTGCACTAGCAGGTCCTAAACATCATGATTATTATAGATCATACAATCACCATAATCATCGCAGCAGCGGTAAATGGGTTGCACCATTAATTGGTGGTATTGTACTTGGTGCTATTATTTCAGATGCTAAGGCTAAAGAACGAGAAAATAATCGCAAAATTATTGTAGTTAAGGAACCACAACGTCATTGCGAAGAACTTACAATTATTGTTCAAAACCGTTGGGGCGATATTTTAGAGCGTAGAACAGAGTATCGTTGTACTGAATACTGAGGTTGACACTTTTCTAAAAAGGTGCTAGTATTAGTATACTTTTGAGGAATTGTGTTATGGCTAAAAAACCTAAAAAACCAACAGTTGCTAAACGCAATCCTGTGGCTAAAAACGCACACAATTTTAACAGAGCTAAGGTATTTAAAGACCGCAAAAAAGAAGCTAAAAATGACAATTACGGACAAGATGACGTAAGTCATTGATTTTATTAGGCCTGCTAAGTCATTGATTTAGCAGGCTTTTTTTATTACCTAAAAAATGGTTGACACTCTCCCTAAAGATGTTATTATATAAATGTAGGGTAAGGAATAAACAATGTTTGCAGCAGTATTAATTCTTGGTGGGGCTTGGGTGGTGTTGAGCAACTTGCTTGACATTCTCGCAGGGCTTGCAGGATTTAAGGGATTTGATGCATTCCTAGGCTATTGGGGCGCAATTCTTGCCCTTATTGTTATGTTGAAAATTCTTGCCTAAACTGGTTGACAGCATCCTAAAAGATGCTATTATTAATATGTAAGTTAAATGTTGTGGGAGACATTAAATGCAGAAGTTGATTAAAATTAAGCAGGGCAGCTATCGTAATGCTCCAATTTACGATACTGTTTTTCCGCTCGTTAAGCCTATGAAGGTAGGCAAGAAGGGCATGTTTGTAACCGTTGATGCTTCAAACATCCTCGGCACTGATAAGGCAGCAATCCGCGTGTTGATTGAAAATATTGAAGACGTAGAATACGTCGGCACTGACACTCCTGTGAGTGTTGCTCCTGCGGTACCTGTTGCTGCACTGGTCACTAAGACTAAACCTGCTGCTCCAGCAGAAACGCCTGAAGAAGCAATGGATCGCATCCGCAAGCGTTTTGCAATCCTAGACCAAATGACTGACGCTGTTGCTAACGGTGTTGTGCGTGGTCTAATTGTTAGCGGCCCTCCAGGTGTTGGTAAGAGCTTTGGTGTTGAGCGTATCCTCGACGAGTACGAGGCAATGCACAAACTTAGTGGTGGCAAGGATGCTCGTACTGAAGTTGTTAAGGGTGCGATGAGCCCAATTGGTTTGTTCCAGACGCTGTTTAACAACAGTCGAGAAGGCGACATCCTTGTGTTTGACGACTGTGACAGCATCTTGTTTGACGAGGTGTGCTTGAACATGCTCAAGGCTGTACTTGATAGCGGCAAGAAGCGTACAATTACTTGGAAAGCAGAGTCAAACGCTCTGCGCCGCGAGGGCATCCCAGATCGCTTTGACTTTAAGGGCGGTTGCGTCTTTATTACCAACGTTAACTTTGAGAACGTTCGTAGCAAGAAGATTCAGGATCACTTGCAGGCGCTAATGTCACGCTGTCACTACATTGACTTGGGAATGGATAGTGTAAGCGATCGCTTTCTGCGAATCAACCAAATCGTTAACGACGGTATGCTTGCTGAGTACGATTTTGGTGATGAGGGCGATCAAGAGGTTGTAGACTTCATGGTGGAGAAGGCAAGTCTACTCCGAGAAATTAGTTTGCGTATGGTGCTTAAGGTTGCAGACCTTAAGAAGATGGCTCCTGAGAACTGGAAGGATCTTGCAGAGAGCACCTGTATGAAGCGGTTTGCCTAAGCGTTATTCTCCCACAGCGTAAAGGCACTACCCCCCGAGGCAACTCGGGGGGTAGTTTTTATCTATTTTAAGGGCTTGACAAATTCATTGACTGAGTATAAATTAGTATAGTATGCAGAAGGTTACATTAGAAATTCGCGATGAAGTTAATGTTAGGTTTGTGGGATTGGCCCCGCAGGCCCGCCGCCGAATATCTGATGCAGTAAAGTATTTTTTGCCCTATGCTAGACATATGCCTGCGTTTAAATTAGGACGCTGGGATGGTTGTATTAGATATTGCGACATTGGTGGTCGTACCTATTTTAATCTTTTGGATAAACTACTGCCTCTAGTAGTTGAAGAAGGTTACGATATCGAAATCAACGATATGCGTACCAAGTGGAACTTTGAATTCAGTGCTGTAGATCAATTAGACTATGAGCACATTCCATGGCCTAAGAATCACCCAAATGCGGGCGAACCTATTATACTCAGAGACTATCAAGTAGAAGTAATTAATCGCTTTCTTGATACTCCGCAATGCATACAGCAGGTTGCTACCGGCGCAGGCAAGACCATCATCACAGCAGTTCTAAGTCATCGCTGTGAACCGTATGGTCGAACAATTGTAATTGTGCCCAACAAGGATCTTGTTGTTCAAACAGAGCGTGATTATATTAACTTAGGTCTAGATGTTGGTGTGTACTTTGGTGATAGAAAAGACTTTGGTAAAACTCACACCATTTGCACTTGGCAAAGTTTAGATATTCTTGAAAAGGCAACCAAAGCTGGCACCGCTAGTATTACAATTGATGAGTTTTTAGAGGGTGTAGTGTGCGTAATGGTTGACGAAGTCCACAAGGCAAAGGCAGATGTGCTTCGTGATCAGTTAGGCGGCATGTTCCGTAATGTACCTATTCGTTGGGGTTTAACTGGCACTATACCTAAAGATGAATACGAAGCAGTTGGTTGTGTTTGTGCTATTGGGCCTGTAGTTGGTAATTTAAGCAGCAAGGAACTTCAAGATATGGGTGTGCTTGCTGATTTAGATATTAATATTCTCCAGTTGCAAGACGGCCAATTAGGTTTTAATAGTTACGCTCAAGAACTAAAATGGTTGCTTACAGATCCAACTCGTATAGATCACATTAGTCAAATAATCAACGGACTAAGCACAGGCGGCAACACACTTGTATTAATTGATCGTATTAAAACAGGTGAGATGCTAATGGAACGTAACCCTGATTGGGTGTTCATCAGTGGCGAAATGAAAACAACAGATCGTCAAAAGGAATACGCTGAAGTTAGTGAAATGAATAACAAGGTTATTGTTGCTACCTACGGTGTTGCTGCTGTGGGTATTAACATTCCTCGCATCTTCAATCTTGTTATGATAGAGCCCGGCAAGAGCTTTGTTCGTGTAATTCAAAGTATCGGCCGCGGAATCCGTAAAGCAGAAGATAAAGATTATGTACAAGTAGTTGACCTTACTAGCAATTTAAAGTATAGTAAGAGACACTTAACACATCGTAAAACATATTATAAAGAACAAAACTTTAGAAACCAAATGACTAAAGTTGAATACAAATGAAAATGACACTGGACGAATATACTAATCTCACTGACACTGACAAAGCCTTTCTAAAACTAGAAGGACGTTGTGTTGGTTGCGGGTGTGATATGAACAGCTCACTAATTGTACACAGCGAATGGTGTAGCTACAACCCGAGACTAACATTTGCTTATAATTGGGACCGCGGCACTAACAAGATTGTAACAAACAGTTCACGGCAAGGTAAGAGCGTGTTTGCTGACATGGCAACCATTTTAAACAAAACATTTAGGAAGCAATATGAAAATACTAACCGTTGATAACAAACCCTATGATTTAGATACTGTACCAGATGAAATTGAAGATGTTCGATATTGTGTACTCGATGCAAGCGATTCAACCTACATCGACTATTACTTTCTTCCTTTGATCTTTTTAGAGAGCTTCCATGCTCCTGCTATCTGCCTACAAATAGGCAAACATAGTTTGCAAATGCCCATGGATTGGAGTATTGTAATTTGTGATGAGGACTATACTGCGGTAGAAGTTATTCCTTTAGCAAGTTTAAATAATCGAGGATTTCGCTGTCTAGCATTAAATCCAATGGTAAGCAACTCTTTAACCAGTTACGATATTTCTATTACAAACATATTTCAAGATGTTAAATGGTACTTCCCAAAGTTAAAGAATGGACATGTACTAGCAGTACCATTGGAAAATAAAGGTAAGCCACTATGTGCATTGTTTGTTAAAGAGCTTAACAAGGTTTGTGATCTACAAGTCGGGGACTTAGTGGGCTAATGCAAGATACAGATCCGTTTAACTTAAAGAAGGATATTACCCCTATACAAGACTTCCCTGTAGCGGGCGTACAGTACAAAGACGTTACTAGCTTGCTGTATAAGCCTGCTGCATTTAAAGCTACTGTAGACGCTATTACAGCGTTTGCTAGGGCTAATTATATCACTGATGTAGTAGCAGCCGATGCTAGAGGGTTTATTTGGGGCGGACCAGTAGCACTTAATTTGGGTGTTCCGCTTCACTTGGTCCGTAAGCCAGGTAAATTACCGCCACCCACAATTGGATATGACTTTGAGTATGAGTATGCTAGCACAAGTCTGCATATGAAAGAAAATGCTCCGCTCGGTGATGTAAGCAATGTATTAATTGTTGACGATGTGAGCGCCACAGGGGGTACAGCATTAGCTATTGTTGAGTTGCTTAAAAAGTTTAACGTACATCCAATCGAAGCATGTTATGCATCAGTTATTGATCTAGAATTTCTAGGCGGCTCAGTTAAACTAACAGAACAAGGCGTTAAAACATTTAGCGTCATTACATATAACAAGGATGAATAATGGGTTATTTTTTTACAAGTGAGAGCGTAAGTGAAGGACATGCTGACAAGGTTGCTGATCTGATCAGTGATGCTGTTGCTACATACATTCTGGATAAGAATCCAGCTCACCGCGCCGCAGTAGAAACACTAGTCACCACTAACATGGTAACACTAGCCGGTGAGTATAAGAGCACCAAAGAAATTGACAAGAGTGTGATTGCAGACATT